TATGACGCCAATTACTCGCGGCATTGCTGCTGTGCTGGCAAGCGAATCAGAAGCGGCTTTTCAAAAAGAAACTGACCTCTCAACGGGTCAAAAGTGGCAGCCACTTACGCCAAGTTATTCTGCAAAACTAGCCGCTAAAGGTTTGACGGGCAAAATGCTTAACAGAACAATGGGTGGGTTAGCAATGTCATTAACTACAGATTTTGATGCAGTCAGCGCAGTAATTGGTTCAAATAAAATTTATGCCGCGATTCATCAATTGGGCGGTACACCAGATATGCCGCCTGCGCCAGCTGCGATTCCTGTGCGGCAATATATGGGGTTATCTCCAGAGGGTATTAATGACATTATTGAAATCATTAATATAACGCTCGCTAACGCGATTAAAAATAAAACATGATAAATATTACACGCAAAAATATTTAAACGCTTCTCGTGATTTTTAAACGGGTTTTAAACGCGGTTTTAACTCCCGAGTCATCTCTCTTTCTCTTTGTTTATTTTTCCTCGTTAAAAAAATGTTTGAAATGCCACAAACCCAATAAATTTTCATAGCCGCTAATCTAGCAGCATGAAAACAAAAAACACTCAAACACAAAAAAACGGCGTCGCTATTCTATCGGCTGAATTGAATTTGTCATCTAACAGTGATGGTTGGTATCAGTTGTTACCCGCTGGGAAGTTCAAAGCGCGCGACGGTAGACCATTTGACACGTCTGACGGGTATTGGTTTTTAGATGAAAATACTGGTGCTGCTTTTATTCAGAAAACAATTGAAGAAAGCAATGATAAACCGATTTTAATCGACTATGACCATCAGACGTTGCACAAGTATGAGCACGGGCAAAAGACCCCCGCCGCGGGCTGGATAGCGCATCCGGCTCATGACATCGAGTGGCGCGCGTCGGGCATTTATATACGTCCGCGGTGGACAGTGATTGCGCAGTCAGAGATTGACAATCGAGAGTTCAATGAACTATCCGCCGTGTTTGAGTACGATCGTGTGACAGGGTATCCACTTTATCTGCGAATGGCTGCGATAACAAACGACCCTGCCCTTATTGAAATTCAATCGCTAGTTGCACTTACAGCTGAATTTATTAATGAAGACCAACGAAAGGAAATAATCACAATGAATGAATTATTAAAAATGATTCTGAAGTCACTTGGTGTAATTTCGTCAGATGATGACACAAGCATCACTGATGAAAACTCACAAAGCTACGCCGAGCAAGCTGCTGACGCCATCAGTAAGCTAAAAACTGCAGCAGAGGCAGCTGCAGACATTAAAGAAACAGTTGAAACAAAAGAAAGTGATGAATCAATCGCTAAGCAAGTGCAAAGTGTTATTCAAGATAGCGCCGATGAAATTGCAGAAGCTGAAAAATTAATTGCTGAAGCGGAGTTGTCTGGTGTTGATTTAAGTAAATATGTACCGGCGCCAACATATCGTGCGGCAATACAAAAGCTGGCTGCGTTAAGCTCAAACAACGTGCAATTATCTGCCGAGCAGTTAATCAGTAATGCGCGAAACAAGGGGCAGATTTTAGCTAGCGAGGTGCCATATTATCGGGGTGTTGCGCGTCAGAAGGGTATTGCAGCTTTAAGTGCGATGATTGATGGGCGTAAACCGCTTGCTGCACTGACGGCGCGACAAACTGACTCAGTAAATACTCAGAAACAAAATTCACAAGCAGAGTTAACCGCATCGGATTTGCAAGTTATTGCCGCTACTGGCATCAGTAAAGATGATTATCTAAAAACTAAACGAGGCATGAACAATGGAAATTAAT